AATTAACAAAAGGTATTAATGAAGGTATTTCTTTGTTAATGCCTTTAAGACTCATTATTTCTTTATTAATTCCAATTGTTTGAAATCTCATTTTAACATTATTCTTAATTGTTTTATCAGAAGACGAAGTAACATCACTTACTATTAAAGAATATATAGTATTTTCATTATAATTTTTTGATGGTTTTATTAAAATTTTACTGTCATTTACAGTAATATCTGTTGGAAATATATTATAATATTCATCCATTATAACTATCTTTCCGATATTTTGAACAGAATCATTGAAACTAATAGTCCATGATTTATCCAAAGGTACGTTAGAATGTGTATTCCAATCAGTATATTCTTTAAGTGCTTCATAGGCATTATCTATTGCATTTTTGTAATTTACAATTCCATTACCATAATGATAATCAAATCCAATATCTCCTTTGTCTATTGCTGTTTCATTAATAACTTTAATAATTTGATTATTTGTAAGGGTGGGATAATATGCCTTTACTAAAGCAACCTCAAATGTTACAAAAGGAGTAGATAATGATGTTCCACTATGCAATCCATACAAACCATTCAGCTCCATAGTAGTTACTTTTTCTCCTGGGGCGGTGGTATCTATTTTATCGTTAAAATTAGAAAACCATGAAACTTCTTGATTTTGATTTACTGAACCAATGGAGAGTACGTTATTGTAAGAAGCTGGATATGAATAATTAGCATTACTTTTATTTCCTGAACCAGAAATAACAATAATATTGTTTGTTTGAGCATTGCGTATGGCATTTTCAACAGTTTCAATATTGTTTTCATTTGCTAAACTAATATTAATAATATCAACTTTTTGTATTATTGCATAATTAATTGCTTTGACTATATTATCAGATGTACTAGTTCCATTTTCATTAACAACTTTTAGAGGTATTAATTTGATATTTAAATTTGTTTGTCTTGCTAGGTCAACTAGTATTCCAGATACTTTAGTTCCATGTCCATAGGTGTCTGTACAATCTGTATTATTGTTAATGAAATTATAACCATTTGAAATATAGGGATTTAAATAATCATTGTTAATAATACCAGAGTCGATTACTGCAATTTTAATAGTGTTACTTGTATTATTAACAATTAAATTATCGACACCAATTGCATCATATTCCCATCTTGTAAAAGCATGGGTTGGTAATGGAAATATTATTGTAAAGACGATATAGAATATAAATAATTTAATGATTTTCATAGTTTTATACCTCCTTTTTCAATATTTTATCACAAATTAAGGAAATTAGCAAGTTATAAAGTAATAAATAAATATATTTGACAATACTTCAATCTGTATGATATGATACTATTAATATAAAGTTCATAGTTCTATTGATGCTTTGTATATAAATTAATACAATGGTATAATATAGACATTAGTTGAATGGATTGGAGTGATTTGATATGTACAAATTCAAAATAGTTAATAAGATAGAACAGAGAGTAAATGAATATCAACGTCTCAGAGGATCTACAAAATCATGGATAGCTGATCAGGTAGGGATATCCAAGTCTCGCTTATATCAGGTGTTTAAGGGTGATGACATGATATTTAATTTAATTAGAGAAGAAGGAATTTTTAGCAAGAGAAAAAATATCTTAAATTATTTTGACATATTTAAAAACAATAAGTTTACATCTGAATCTTATTTTCATAAACATATTAATTTATGTCTTGATGTAGTTCTTTCTTATTTTAATAATGATGAAGAATTTGAAGTTTATGATGAATATGAAACGGAATATGGGGTTATAGATATATTCTTTGATAATTATCATGAACAAACATTTGATATTGTAGAATTGAAGAAAGATCAAATTACTAGAAAGAATATTTATCAAATATATGATTATTTAATGGCTATAGAGAAAAAATTTAACACGGATATAAACAATATACATGGAATATTAATTGGTTCTGGTATAATGGAAAACAAAGATGTTATTAAATTAGCCAGTCGTTTAAATATATCTATTTATAAATATGAAATTGAATCAGAATTTCCACTTTTAGTTAAATATACATTATTACATGGAAAATCAAATAAATATATTGAACAAACAAATGGAGTGTTATCAGACGATGTGTATATAAATTACCCTATGGATGATGAATTTAAAAAAGCATTTACTAAAATTAAGAAAGGTGATTATCAATTATAAATTAAGAAGATTTTAGACAAAAAGAAAAGCTCGCTGTTAGAGCAGCAAGCTATCTAAAAAGATATTTATTGGCAATTAAATTATAGCACTTTTTAAAGAAAAGAATCTACTAATTATTGTAGATTCTTTTCTATATTAAAAACAGAAAGGAGGTGGCAAACATGGAAAATATTAAAACAATAATTGACGGTACAAAACTTAACGTAACTGGAATTATAGTCAAAGGAAATTATAATAAAAAAGAAAACACTCAAGATAATAATCAATTGGATTTAAATGTTTATGGAACGATTGAATGCTAATTTTGCTTATTTAATTATTAGTTTTTCAGAATATGGCAACATTCCACCACAATCATTGCATCCTAAAAGATCAATTAATATTCCTGTATCTGGTAAAAATCTAGGTGGATTTGTGGATAAGTCAATTTGTGTAATTACATAAGATTTAGTATTCTCTAATTCAATTTTCCCGAATTTTAATGATCCACAATATGGACACTTCATTCTTCTCATCTCCTTTTTAGTGTTTGTTTCAGTTAATAGCTTATCATATATTCTTTAGTAAAAGAATTATTCGACAGTATCTGTCAAAAAGTCTAATTTACAGCAGATTGAAAGCACCTTTTTATTAAATTTAATTGAAGGTGTTTTTTATTGTGTCAATTTCAAAAATAAATTAAAAAGGAATGATTTTATATGACAAGCACCAGTACAGAAAATAAATATGCTTTTATTTACAACAAATTCCAATATGAATTTTATTTCAGTAAAGGTATCGTACCATTAAAAATAGGTACTGGGTCTAAAGGAGATTTATATGTTCAATTTCTTAATACAAATGAGCTTCAATTAGCATTTAGAGAATGGTGTAAAAGAGATAGGTATAAATAAGTTAATTTAATTTAATTTAAAATTAACTTGTCCCGATATAAAGGAGATTGATAAAATGATAATAAATAAAGAAAAGGATGCGATTGTAAGTGCTATAAATGATTTGTATGTGTTAAATAGATGGAAGTATTTAACACTTGATCAGAAAGGCATATATTATACTACTCAGTATTATAAAAACAATCCTGTTGAAGAGGGAAAATATCAACCAAAACCATTAAGTGATTGGATGGTTTATCATTATATTAATGGGAAACACACTTTAGGAGTATTTGCTGGTAAATTAAATAATATTGAAGTCAGTAAATTTATAACATTTGATGTAGACGTTCCAGATAAGGAATTAGCAAAATGGGTTGTAGATAAAATAGTACATGTGATTCAAGACTTAGGAATAGATGATGAATTTATCCACATTAATTTTTCAGGTAATAAAGGTTATCATGTAGATATGTTCTTTGACGCTCCAATTGAAGTAAATCTACTTCATCAATTCTATAATTATGTCTTGATTGAAGAAAATTTAACTAAAAAAGAAATGGAAGCCAAAGGTTATGGAGAAGTAGAATTTAGACCAACTTACACACAAGGAGTAAAGATACCATTAGGACTTAATTTTAGGAATACAAATTCATTAACAAATCAATGTTATTTTTGTGATTATAGCAAAGGATTGTCTCTCATTAAAGATCCATTACATATAACTAAAATAAAGAAAATGGATAATATATTATTTCGATTAATAATGGATAAGATATTTGATGATGGCACAGATGAAGAGGTTAGTAGTAAAAATATATCGCATTATAAGAAGATTAAAGAAGAAAATAAACCTTTAAAAATCTACGATCAAAATATTGATAGCGAAGTTACTATTGAAGCAATAGAGAATTTAATTTCTACAGGATTAACAAGAACAGGAACATCGCACAATTCCATTTTAAAGATTTGCAAATATTACAAACATCTTGAAGTATCAAAAAGTGATTGTATTGAATGGTTAACAGAATGGATGAATCAACAGAACAAAAATTTCTATACCACTAAATGGGAAGATATTTTAAAAGAAATCAATGAAATTGTTGATTATGTTTATACTCATAATTGTGCTCTTGTAGGTGGAGTTAAAAAGGTAGGGATTACTTATGTAGAAATAAAAGAAATTCTTAAGGCAAAAAGTAAGAATGAGAAACTAACACTATATAGTATGTTAATACACAGTAAGCGATACGCCACTAAATTAGGAGTATTTTATTTTCCATATAGTTTAATGGAGCAAGCAACAACTTTAACAAGGAAAACATTAATAAAAATGGTTAATTTATTAGAACAAGGTAAATTTATAGAGATTATATCTAGAAATAAAGGAATAGAACATAAATTTATGAAAGAATCAAATAAATATAAAGTTACTTTAAACGTAATAGAGGATAAAGATAATATAAGCGATAAAGTATTTAATTATAATGAAGGTTATAATGAAGGAGATAATTATGTAGAATCTTTTAATAATTGTTTAATAGAATGGTTTGATAATAAAGATATTAAACAATTATGTGGTAGAAGACATTATGAAGAATTAATGGATTATAAAGATAATAAAACTATTATAATTTAATGTTTAATACTAATTAATAGTAATCTAATGGTAATAGTGTTAAAGGTAATAGAGAGACACCTTCGGGGTTACCCAACGAGGTTAGGAACGAAGAACGCAACGTAGTATATAAATAAACCTATTATGTGTAATCTTGACACGGGAAATTTTGGAAGTTATTAGAAAAGATTTAAAGGAGATGTATTAATAATGAGTAATAAATTTTATGTATATAAATGGATAGATAAAGAAGGAAATATTTTATATGTCGGCAAAACAACAAATATAACTAATAGGACTACACAACATTTACAAGATAAAAAATGGATTGATAGTAATACGGAAATATATTATGCTGAATTGCCTAATAAAACTGATATGGATATTTATGAAATATACTATATAAATAAATTTAATCCTAAGTACAATATTAGACATATGAATGAAGCAGTATTCTCTTTAGTATTGCCAGAATTAAATTTTAAGTTGTATAAATGGAAGAAGGAAATAAAAAATAAAATATCAAACCCTAAATCATTCTTTTTTAAAGAAGCTACTATACTGAATAAAAATGAAACTGGTGAATCCTTGGGATGGTTCTACACAGAAGTTAATGATGTAGATAATTTTAAGTTAACAAATAATTATTTATATGAAGTAATAAAAGAATATCATTACGATTTTGTTAAATTGATTTATGATTTATGCGCTGGGTTTGAAGAAAAAGATAACAAAATATTGCTTAACAAGAATAAAACTATATTTTTTAATTCTCCTAGATTCGACTTGAAAATAATATCTTTGTTTAAAGAAATAGGAATATTTAATATAAAGGATAATTATTACATTTTTGAGGAAGATATAATTTCTTATAGATACCTTGAAAGACTAAGGGAAAATGCTATTAAAATATTAAAAGACAGAAATACTGATTTACCTGAAATTGATTATATTTATACAACTTCCACTTTTATTAATCCAGACACTGGTGAATATATGTTTAAAACATTGGATGATTATAAAAAATATGTGAAACAATTTTGAGTATGGGGTTAAAAGCAATGGATATCCAGTTATTATTTGCAAAGGGAAAAAGAATTAAAATTTCTTCTTTATTGAATTATTTTATCATAAGTTTAAAAAGAATCCACTATGATTCATAATTTAGTGGATTCTTTTTCTAATAATTGCAAACAGAAAGGAGTGAAAACAAAATGGAAAACATAAAAAAAGAAACTGTTCAAAATGAACAGTTTAAATCTGATGCACAAATAATTTGTGAACTTATTTGTGATGGAATAATGAATCTAGGGAATGTGTAATAATTGCATTTTTTAAGTCTTTTTAATTGGAAAATTTCATAATCACATTAAAAATAAAAGGAGGAATTTACAATGTCAGGAACAAACCAAAATATCATTCCAGTCACAGGCAAATCTAATTCCATACCCCCATTTCCACTTCCAGAACTTCAACCAGTACCAAAAGATATAGATTCAATTATTAATAAAGATAATATAATTATTTCTAATATAGAGGATGAATAAATATGGCAGATTATTTACCTCCATACTATCCGATTATTGATAGTCAGGGAAGTTACATAAATGGAGTTTGGAAAGAACCAAGTTCTTGTGTTGGTCATGCAATTGCTTATTTTAAAGAAGTTCAAGAATATAAATTTAGAAATAAATCTTATTGTCGCTTTGATTATGTTTGGGTTTATGGGAATAGAGAAGCTGGAGACTGGCAAGAAGAAGGAATGATTGTTTTTCAAGCATTAGACAATATGATTGCAGATGGAATACCAAAACTTGATACAACTAGGGCATGGAAAAATACATATACTTCTGATTTAGATGTTGCTAATTATGATTCTGCTCATTTAACAGCAAAAGATTATGCAATAAATTATCGTAGTCAATTATTAACTGAGGCTCAAACTAGAAGATTTAATTCTTATACAACAACAACTAATGTTGATGATATTAAAGCAGGAATATTAGCAAATGGTGCAACATTAGTTGATTTTTGGTTAACAGATGATACATATAATGCTAGATATAATGGTGGAATTATTACAGATATATATATAATACACCTCATACCATTAAACATTTGCTTTGTATGATTGGGTGGAAAAATATTTCAGGGATTGATTATTGGATTTGTCCAAATAGTTGGGGAAGTTGGAATGGGAATAATGGTATATTTTATTTGCCATTTAATTATTCTCAAGCAGTTTTTTATTATATAGTTTCGGAAGTTACGCCAGTAAGACCATATGATTTTGGATGGACATTACCGAAGGTTCAAGGAGAAGAATATATTTCATATGCATCTGAATGGATGGCGTTCGTTTCACGTATTAAACAATTTATGGATTATAAAGGAGTATTGACTGGGAGATATGATTTTACAAATGCTGTTAGCGGGAATCCATTTACAGCAACAATTTTCAATCAGGCAAGAAATGCTATTTCTCTAATGGCATCTACAAGTGTGCCTTCTGTTGTTAGTGGAGATGTAGTTTTTGCATCATATTTTAATGATTTAGTGAGTTCTTTAAATTCAATTTCTTAATATTATAGGAGGTTTAAAATTTGCTTTTAATAAAATTAAAAAATAGTAAGTCTTTTTATCAATGGTGTTACGATAATCTACCTAAAAAAGAAGCAGATATAGTAATATCACGTTGGGATTATGAATTAAATGTAGATAAAAATGGGATTGTATTGAGTCCCAAAGATGTTAGTTATGGTTCTGATGGTTTCGATAAAAGAGGTTATTGGTTTAAATGCTTTGAATATCTTGAACACGATTCAGAACAAAAGAGAATTGGTCGTTTTACAAGTGGTAAGAAAGGCAGTATTATATGTAATCAATGTAATATGGTAGCAATAACACATCCTCATTTAGTTATATATTTAGTAAATAAAGAAGATGCCTATAAATATTCAATGGGGACAAGTAAAAAACTTTTAATGAAATGCCCTGATTGCGGTCACGAAAAACAAATGTTATTTACAAAATTAATACAGAAAGGTTTTAGTTGTGCTAGATGCTCAGATCATATCCCATATTCCCAAAAATTTATGTTTGCTGTATTAGAACAATTAAAATTAATTTTTAAAACAGAATTATCTAAAAGAACTTTCAAATGGTGCGGTAAGTATAGATATGATTTTTATATTGATAAAATTAATTGTATTATAGAAACTCATGGACTTCAGCATTATGAACAATCCACAGGTAGTTGGAGTAGTGTAACATTAAAAGAAACTCAAGATAATGATAAACAAAAAGAAGAATTAGCTCAAGCAAATGGAATTAAAGAAGATAATTATATAATTTTAGACTGTCGAAAACCAAATTTAAAATGGATTAAAAACAGTATTATGAAATCTAATTTACCAAATATCTTAAATTTCAAAGAAGATAATATTGACTGGTTTAAATGTCATGAATTTGCTTGTAATTCATTGGTTAAAAAAGTTTGTGATTTATGGGAAACGGGAATAAAAAATGCGCTTAAAATAGCTGAAATATTAAAATTTAATAGAAATACAATAATTAAATATCTAAAACAAGGGGCAGAACTAGGATGGTGTGATTATAGTACATTTGAAGCCAGAGAACAAAATTATATATTAGCTCAAGAAAGAAATTGTGTAAAAACGGTATGCGTAACTACTAAAGAAATATTCAATTCTCAAAATGAAGCATGTGATAAATATAATATTACACATGGAAGGATATACTCATGTTGTATTGGAAAAACAAAATCAGCAGGAACTCATCCAGATACAGGAGAGAAATTAATTTGGATGTATTATGATGATTATGTTTTAAAAACGGACAATGAAATTGAAAATATAATTAAAAATAAACTGGTTTATAAAAATTGTAAAAAAGTAATATGTTTAACTACTCTAGAATGTTTTGATAAAATATCAGATGTGGTTACTAAATATAATATTAATAAGTCACATATAGGAGAATGTTGTAGAGGTATGTTAAAATCAGCAGGCAAACACCCGATCACAAATGAACCATTAAAATGGATGTTCTACGATGAATACATAAATAATCAATCTACGCTCCAATCTGCAAAGTAAAACATAAAAACATAAACCAACAATTAATAAATAATAAATAAAAAGGAGACAAAAAATAATGAAATATGAAATATCTGATCAAATCAAAAACAATCTATTAGCATTTTTAAACAGAGTTGACCTTAAAGGCTCAGAAGTGCCTTATTTTATTGAAATACTAAATGTTTTTGCTAATACTAATGTTAATAATGCAATTCAACAAGAATTAGAATCAAATAGTATTAATGGAAAATAAATAAAAATCTACTAATAAATAAAAAGGAGTGAGATAATATAAATGGCATTTGAATTTAATAATCCTTTACTACAAGAGCTTCGCGGCAACAATTCTGATTCTCCATATATTGATAAAAGTGATTTATGTGTAATTTCAAGTGGAAGTAAAATAGTTCTTGATGAATTGCCATCAGAATTTCATGGTGTAACTATTGTATTAATTGGAACAGCTCAAGCTGGTGCAAATACATCAATAACATTAACAAGTTCTGCATCTGCAACAAATGATAGATATAATGATTTCACAATTTCTATTACAGGTGGAACAGGAGCAGGTCAAAGTAAAGTAATAACAGATTATGTAGGTGCAACTAAAATAGCAACAGTAAGTGCATGGACAATAAACCCTGATAATACTTCTATATATTCAATTGCTTGTTACAATGAATCAAAAACAAATATTGGTTTATCTATAAATTCATTTTATGTGAATTATTTAAATTCTATAATTACTTTTAATTCTTCTGAAATCGGTCAGACAGTTTTAGCGAGTTATAAGGGAAGAGGGATTATACGCACTCCAGCAGAAAGAATATATTGCGTTGATAAAGATGGGAATCCAGTTAGTAGTTTTCAAGATATTGTAGTTAATGTAGTAGATGAAGCAACTAGAAATAATAATGAAATAATACGAATTTCTTCAGAAGATGAAAGAATTTTAAATGAAACAAATAGAATAAATGCAGAAGATATTAGGTTTTATCTTGAAGCTATTAGACAAAGCAACGAAATAACTCGTGGTACAAATGAAACATCTAGACAATCTACTTTTAATACAAGTATTACAGATGTGAATACAGCAAAGAACAATACTATAATCGCTACTAATAATGCTATATCTGCTACATTAAATTCTAATACAGAACTAGAAAAAATTGATTTGGCAATAATATCCACAGAATTAATATGGAAAGAACCTGTTTCTACTTATTCTGCTATAGCGTTAACTTATCCATCTCCATTAGCAGGTTGGACAACAAAAACATTAGATACTGGTAAAAGATATAGACATGATGGTGTTTCTTGGAAGTATATTGATGAATTTTCTCTAAATGAAGTAACACAAAATACAGTTAATATTGGAGACTTATCCACATTAATTACTACAGATAAATCTAATTTAGTAAAAAGTATCAATGAGATTAAAAATGAATTACAATCAGGAGAATGGGATTCTCCATATGACTTAGGAATTGAAATTAATCATAATTTAAATACTTATCCAATTGCTTTAATTGTTGGTAAAAATACATTTGGGCATGGTGGATTTGGAGAGTTTATTAGCGAAGCAGAATATCAAGTTATAAATAAATTAGAGTATATTGATAACAATTCTATAAGATTATATTTATCTGAAGAATATATTGGGACTCCAAGTATTTCAGCGATTTCTTCAAGTGAATATAAAATAAGTTTTTCTAGTGAAGATGAAGGTTTAAAAGTTTTTCTAAAATAATAAAAAATAATAAGGGGGATTTTAACAATGGCAATAATTAACACTACAAATTATGGTCTAGCAAAGCCACAAAAAGGAACGAGAAATTGGGATACATATTTGAATGAAAACTCAGATATAATTGATACTGAAATGAAAAGACAAAAAGATAAAGATACTGCATTAGATGTTAGAATTGATAACATTGTATCACAAGCAGGAACAGATAATACAGAAATTGTTGATGCTAGAAATTCAGCAGCAAAGGTAAAAACATTTACTACATTAGATGCCAGATTAGAAGAAGCGGAGCAAGAAATATTTAATGTAACAAGTTTTGCTCAAATCAGTGGGATGATTGGCTCAACAGATAATCCTGTATATGGAATAGAGGTTGATATTCCGAATAATAAAATTACTAGATTAGCTGGATCTATTGGGAAAACAGCAGGTGCGAATTTTGACAATATCAACGCATATAAAAGAAAAAGATGTATTTTAGCAGATGATAGAACAGTATTAGCATATTATGGAGAAACTGGTTTTATTGAAACAGGTTTAACAAATGTAGAAATAATTAAAGATGGAACTACTTATCCAATTGGTACTCAAGTTCAAGTAATGGTTGAACAACCTAAATTTTATTATAGGAGAATCCCTTTAGTATTAGAGCCAATAAATTATGTTGAAGTAAATACATTAACTGTAACTGCTCCATGTACAGCAAGTGGCAATTTAACTATAACCTTAAATGGAGTTGTATTTACAGTTCCAGTTCTTAGTACGGATAATACAACAACTTTAGTTGCAACAAAAATTAGAAGTTTTACATATACAGAATGGACAACGAGTGGAACTGGTGCAACAGTAATTTTTACAGCTAATACTACAGGTGCAAGAACAACTGCTACGATTGGAGTTGCTTCAACTGGGGTAACTGCTACAATTGTTGAAACTACAAGTGGAATAGAAGGAATTGGTTTTCATTTAAGAAAATGGAGAGATTATGTATCAGATTTTCCAGTTGCAGGATTTAAAGTTCATCCAAACTTTGTAAGAAATGAAATTGAATATAATTATATTTATTATCCTGCATATGAAGGTAGTCTTTATGATACATCGGCAAGTATTAATTTATTAGTTGATGAACAAATTGCAGATTTTACGGCAACAACTGGAGATAAATTATCATCTATTATTAATTCTAAACCTGCTAGTGGATTGACACAAGATTTAACAAGAGCAAAGACAAGGATTTTAGCTACTAATCGTGGTGTTGGCTGGCAACAATTAGATGTTTTGGCTGATTATGCAGAAGTAATGTTAATGTCAATTGAATATGCTACTTTTGATTTTCAAACTGCAATTGGGTTAGGGGTGGTTAATAAAACAGACGATGGATTAACGAATATGGCAAATATTACAGGAGGAACATCAAGTCTTGGTAATTTGAGTGGAATGGCTGTTGGAACAAACGGGTTAGTCTCAATATCTTATCGAGGTAGAGAAAATTCTTGGGGAAATATTTGGAAGTGGGCAGATGGATTAAATATTGAGTGTAATGGTATTCATCAAGCGTACTGGTCTGATAATGGATTTGTAGATGATATTAAAGTTACTCCTTATAAAAACTGTGGATTCACTCTAGCAAAATCTACTGGTTATATCAGTGCTATAGGGCATTCTGGAGACTGTGATTTTATGTATCTCCCAAGCGAAGCGAAGGGGGCGAGTAATCGTCCGTTAAACGACTATTTCTATCAAAACGCAAATACAAGCGGTTTCTTGGTCGCGCTTGTCGGGGGCCGTTGGACTTATGAGTCGGATGCGGGGGCGTGCTATCTTAGTTGTTCGTATTCTTCGCTGAATCGTAGTCGTATTTTCGGCGGTGGCTTGCTTTGTATTAGCAAAATATAGTCTAATATAGTTATCTATAGGCAAGAAATATACAGTTTCATAGTCACGCATGTCAGGGGCAATTGGAATAATGAGTCGAATGCAGGGACGTACTATCTTAATTGTTCGAATTCTTCACTGAATCGTAATCGAAATATCGGCAGTGACTTTACTTTGTGTATTTTTATTTATTATATTTCTTGCCTTGGCTCTTGCCAAAACACACAACGACTTCAAAATACTGTGTTAGTAGGTTAATTCTCGAAAGCTCGGTTTTAGCACACAAAGCAGAAAGAGGGAAAATGAAAAAATACGGTAATATTTATCCTAAGATATTTGAATATAGCAATCTAGTTAATGCTCATCATTGTGCAAGAAAAGGAAAATCTTATTATAAAGACGTTAAAATGGTAAATAAAGATGAAGAAAAATATTTACTTTTACTTCAAGAATCCCTTATAAATAAAACTTATAAAACAAGTCCTTATAAAATATCAACAATTGTAGACAAGGGTAAAGAAAGAGAAATTTACAAACTTCCATATTTTCATGATAGAATTTGCCAGTGGGCAATTATGCTACAAATAGAATCAATTATGATAAATACGTTTGTGGATTTTAGTTGTGCATCAATACCAAATAAAGGAATTCATCACGCTCTTAAATTAATGAATAAATATATGAAGGATGAAAAACATACCACTTATTGTCTTAAATTAGACATCAAAAAATTCTTTCCTAATATTGACCACGAGATATTAAAACAACTTCTCAGAAAGAAATTCAAAGACGAAGATTTGCTTTGGTTATTGGATGAAATAATTGATAGTATTCCAAATGGAAGGGGTTTACCCATCGGAAATTTTACCTCTCAATATTTGGCAAATTATTTTCTGACTTATTTTGGACATTGGCTAAAGGAAATTAAGAGAGTAAAATATGCAATAGTATATATGGACGACATAGTTATCTTACACGAATCTAAAGAATATTTGCATGAATTGCGAAAAGATATTGAGACATATTTGCAAGATAATTTAAAACTCCAATTAAAAGGGAATTATCAGGTATTCCCCACCAGAGTTAGAGGAGTTGATTTTATAGGATATAGACATTTTGGAGATTATATTCTTTTAAGAAAGTCCACAGCAAAGAAACTAAAAAAGAAAATGAGAAAGATTTTAGTAAAATGTAAACAAGGTTATCAAATGTCATATGGGGAATGGTGCAGTATAAATAGTTATAAAGGGTGGTCAATGTGGTGTAATTCTTATAATTTATCAGAAAAATTCATTAAACCATTAGAACCGTATGCCAAAAAATATTATGAGGAGATGATATTAAATGCTAGTAAGAAGTAGTGCAGTTGAAGTAAAAGAAACAGAAGTATTAGAAGATGCTGTAAATGTAAGAACAAATATTGTAAGAATTGATGAAGAAAGTATTGACGAGAAAGAAGGATTTTCAGGATGGGAATATGATGAAGTTCAATATAATAAGAATGAATATATTGCAATGTTAAAAGATGAGTTGGTATTAACTAGTAATAGAATTGAGAGTTCAGAAAATATAATAAATATGCTACTAGAAATATTATAGTAAATATAAGAAAAGGATGTGTTGATATGTACAATTATTTATTAGGTCAATGGAAAATGAGAAAGGTTTCTGCGGAATGGATTCAGGCGAGATGTCCAAGGTGGATAACTCAAGAAGAAGTTGATCCTATTTTGGCAACACCACAAAACGACATAGGAGATGGGATTTATTCAGTAGTATCTGATATGTAAATAATAAAGAGTTGTATTATTGTTCATGTAAATTAATAGTTGAGTTTAAAATATTAACTCAACTATTATTGCAAAAAAGTAACTAAAATTAAAGAAATTGAGGTAGCAATAATTGAAACAATTTTCGGATTTTGCAAAAGAAATGAATGCATTAATTGGAGATAAAATTAAAATCGAAGAAATACTAGGAAAGGAAATCGAAATTATTTCATTTAAAGTTGGAGATAGCAAATATGTTAAAGATGGAAATAATAAAGTTTTAACTTTGCAATTTAAATTGGATGATGAGAATAGAATATTGTTTACTGGATCGAAGGTATTATTAGATCAATGTGAGAAGTATGAAAGTGAAATGCCATTTATGGCTAGGATTGAGAAAATTAATAAATTTTATTCGTTTACCTAACCACTCAAATAAATCTATGATTTTATGTTATATTTAACCCTTATGGGAGTAGGGTTTGCGAGTTTGGCACAAACTGAATATTTATGTTTTGGAGAGGATTTTATGAGAATTCTCTCTAAAATTATGTTCAAATTTAAATAATGGAGTGAAAATTATGGATAGAGAATTAATTTATATTTACAATCTGAGTCAAGCTTATTTCTATATTCGAGAGGGATTAGTTCCTTTGTATCCTCCCAAAGAAAATCCTAATTCTCATATGGTTTATTTTGTATTTGATAAGAAGGAAAGTAATCCTGTTTATACAAAGTGGTTGGGCAGAAATAGGGATTTTGGTATTAGGTGATGGGTTTGGAATTTAATATTGATTGTGGATTGAGAAGGTTGATTTAATTGACCTTCTTTTTGTTGTATTTAAGTTTTGTGATTAAGAATGAAATTTATTAATTGAAAGAAGGTTATTAGAATGATATTAACAAAAACTGTAAAGATGAGATGGAGTGGGAATAATAGAAATTGGTATGAGGTTAGGGGCTATGTTTTTACTAAATATAAAGATGAATTTGAAGTAAAAGTTGAAGATTTATCTGATGGAAGTAAAGTGAAGGTAGATATTAAATGTGATGGATGTGGAGAAATATTAACAGGAATAACTTGGTCGGCTTGTAAAAGAGGTGTATATGCCAATGATGATAAGCATTATTGTCATACATGTATTGTAAATGTATTCTCCGCAGAAAAATCTAAGCAAACGAAATTAAAAAACGGTAAATCATTTTACCAATGGTGCTATGATAATTTATCTAAAGAAAAAGCAGAAGAGAATTTTATAGAGACTAAGAAAAGAGATAAAATTAAAACAGAATACTGCCTATCTCATAATATCCCTCTCCTCAGAATTAAATATGACCAATTCGACAACATAGAACAAACAATAAATAATTTTATCCAAGAATTATCAACCAAACAACAAGATAGTTCTATTTTAATTGCCAAATAACAAAATAATATATAAGGGAGGTAAATAATTTGCAAACAATATTATTTGATCGTTCATCTAACAAAATTACAGGAATCGGCAGAGAAAAATTGCCCTATGAATATTCAGTTCACGTACCATTCGACATACAACTTTCAAAAACTGTGCAAGAAAGTACGGGTCAATTAATTCAAAAAGTCAATTCAGAAAATCAACCACTTTACAAAGATGAAATTGTCATAGACGAAATTACAGGAGAAGAATCCTACATAGAGGTAACAACTTCACAAAAAGTAACCGCATTTGAAATTGTTAAAAATGTATATAAAATTGCGGTAAGTGAAGAAATGGTTGAACAGGTTAATGAGTTTGGTGAGACAGTTTTAGTCCCTGTTCCTGTCTATGAGGAAATTGTTACAAATAGTGAAAATCCAATTTCTTGGGATGATCTTGAACAAATTATGATTCCTGAAATTATTAATAAAACTGTAACACTTGAAAATAACATGTTTGAATTTGATTATGAAGAAGTGTTAGAAGCAAAGAAACAAGCGATAAATAATAATAATCTCTTATCTCTCTGTTTTTATGATGAAGATTTTTTAGGAAATGATTTGGTTCTAAGTGGTTGCTCTATTGGAGATGGAATACTGATTTTACATCCTCAAGGATTTATTACTACGCCAATTATTACTCTCACAAAATTTACTAGTATTATAGGTATTTATCAAGAATCTCAAAATAGTGGACTTGAATTTTATATTAATGATATTCCTGTAATAGATGGTAGAATTAAACTATCTACAAATGTAAATGAAATTATAATTAAGGTATCAAATCCAACAAATAAAAACTTAGAACTTTATTGTTTAGGAGGATTGTGTTAATGAGTGATAATAATGTTGATTTATGGACTATTTTAGAAAAAGATTTAGAAAAAAGAACTGGAAGTTTAAGTAAAAATGTAAGTTATTTAGAATATTTCACAGATATAATCGCTTTAATTCTAAAAGATGTAATTAATATTCTTCCATCTGAATCAATTTCTCCTGAGTTACAAATTAAAATTAATGTTTTAAATTCAATTTTAGAACATTCTAGTATTAATTTAGATAGTATCTTGAATAACCCATTAGAATTATGGAAAATTCAAGGAATTATTGATCTTAAAGATATTAATACAGAATTGCGTGAAGTGTATATGAATGCATTAATGAGTCAAGGTGAATAATATGGATTTAAAAGCAGGAGATTTAATGCCTTGTGATATTTTATTGATAAAAGGCGAAGGTAGAGGTTTTATTCCTGAAACAATTTGTGATATTCAAAATTCAATCTATTCACATTCAGCAATTATTGTAAAAAATGAAACCATTATCGAAGCCGGATGGTTTAATGTAAAATTCAATAATTTGGATTATTATAAAGGAAGAATCGATATTTATAGGTGTTTAGAATTAAATAATTTATTGAGAGAAAAGATAATTTATTATTTGATTAAACAATTAGGAAAACGATATGATTATAAGATGCTTATATGGGAGTTTATTCGCCTAAAACTTAATATCATATTGCCATATTTTAATACAAATTCAGTTATATGTAGCGAATTAATTTCAGATGGATTTCGTAGCATTAATATTGATCTTACACCAAATATAAAATATCCTTCTCCTAGCGATTTGTCCAATAGTAGTTTGTGTATGATTGGAAGTATATAGTAAATAAATAATAAATATAAAATTAATGAGAAATAAGAAACTTAAAAATGGTTTCTTATTTCATTTTAAGGAGGAAAATGAAATATGTCAGAAGAAATAGATTATCATTCAATACCCTTAGGTGCAAAATTAAGTCCACCTGATGAAAGAGATTGGAATATTTCAAAACTAATTCCACAAATATTAACATCATTTCCATTAGAATTTGAATTACCATACAATCATGATGTAAAGAATCAAGGTGCAGTAAATTCATGTGTAGCAAATTCTTTAGCTGTTTGTCGAGAAATTACTCAACAAATTCAAAGTGGAGAATATAAGAAAATGTCTGTAGGTTTTGCATATGGAAATCGTACAGAAGGTGTTGATTGGTGGGGGCATGGACTTTATCCTCGTCAAGCATTGCAGCACTTAAAAGACGAGGGAATATGTCAGTTTGATTTATTTCCATACGACGAAGAATTTCCTGCTATCCATGATAAATTAATTAAAAATAAAGAAATTTTATTTGAAAATGCATATCAACATCGTATTTCATCTTATTGTAGAATTTATAATCTTGATGAAATAAAAAGTTCTCTGACTCAATTAAAATCACCAGTAACTTTTATTATGAAAATTACACCGTGTTTTTATAAAATTAGTAAGGAAAATCCTATATTTACTCCTCCTGCTGACGGTGGAATAAATGAACCTACTTACGGATATCACGAATTGACTTGTAATTCATATAAAATATTAAACGGTCAAGAAGTATTGGAAATTTTAAATTCTTATTCTTCTAATTGGGGTAATAATGGAAGATTTTACATACCTGTTGGTTTGATTAATACCCATTATTTTCCTGAATGGTGGAGTATCACAGACACAATTCTTCCAATCCCTCCTAAACCAGATCCAGAACCCAAATCCATCTACACTTTATCTCTTACATCAGATAAAACCACATACAAAACATTAGAACCAATAAATATAAATATTTCTACAAATCCACCAATTGCAAATCAAAAAATAACAGCAAAATTTACTCGTCCAAATAGCACATTTTCTCCTACAGTAACTACTGATGTTAATGGATGTGTTGTTTTACCATTTATAGAAAATGTTTCAGGAATATTCTATGGAATAGCAACATGGATTGATCCAAATAATGAAACACAAACTGCAAGTATAACTTTGGAAATTATTAAAGCAGAACCAAAACCTGTGTATACATTGACTGTGACAACTGATAAATCTGTTTATAAACCTAATGAATCATTTAATGTTTATGTAAATACCTCATCTGTTTCAAAACAAACAATTAATGTAGAGTTAATAAAACCAAATAATATAGTAATTCCTATGAAATTAGTTACAAACGAAATAGGCGTATTTTATATTCCTGTAAGTGAATCTATTGAAGGTGTTTTAAAAATTAATGTTTCTTGGATTGATTTAAATAATGAAACACAGGAAAAGAGCGTAAGTTGTGAAATTAAGAAGGAAGAAGTTAAACCTGAACCTAATAAGGAAATTTTCTTTCGCGTAGTAACTGGTTCATTCAATACCAGAGAATTGGCAAACAAGCGCATTGTAGAATTAAAAGAAAAAGGTTTTGATAGTTTTATTGCAATTTATGAAAAATAAAATATAAATAATATGAAGGAATTGAATAATATGGATGATGATATTCAATTATTCCCTTGTTACAGTTTAAATTTAAGGAATTATTTAATGTCTAAAGGGTTGAGGTATAAATTATCTGCTCTAAACGCCAACAATCATAAGATGTTCTGGTTATTTATAGATAATAAGAAATTAAATAACTGCCTTGTGGAATGGAAGAAGACTAAGCCAATTTAGTCTTCTTTTTGTTTGTAGAAGTTTTTTGAAGTGAAAGGTGGAATTGAAAATGTTAATTAATAAAACAGTAATAATAAAATGGAATTCTAGGATTAAAAAGTGGTATGAAGAAAGAGAGTATAAGTTTACAAAAATGGGTGATGAATTTGAAGTTAAAGTTGAAGATTTATCAGATGGTTCTAACGCATTGGTTGATGTAGAATGCGATGGATGTGGTGAATTATTAGAAAATATTAAATGGAAGACATATTTAAAATATAATGTTAATGATAAATATTATTGCCAAAAATGTGCTATAAATGGAAATAAAAAATGGATTAATTTCTTTGAATGGTGCTACTTGAATTTATCAAAAAATGAAGCAGATAGAATTTTGGCACGTTGGGACTATGAATTAAATATTGATAAAAAAGGCAAGAAATTGAGTCCTAAAGATGTTAGTTACAGTTCGTTAGGTATAAACAGTAAGGGATATTGGTTTAAGTGCTTAGATCATCTTAAACATGGTTCGGAGCAAAAAAGAATCAATGATTTTACGATGGGTTGTAAAGGATCTATTTTATGTAACCAATGTAAAACTATATCAACAACAAATCCAGAATTAATTAAATATTTAGTAAACAAAGAAGACGCATATAAATATTCTCATGGTTCAAATGAAAAAATTCCAATGAAATGTCCAGATTGTGGATGTGAGAAAACTATACGACCAAGCACATTAAAAAAATATGGATTTGCTTGTCCGAGATGTTCAGATGGAATAAGTTATCCTGAAAAGATTTTATTTAATGTATTTGAACAATTACTAGATAAAGGTTTTCAAACACAATTATCTAAAGCAACTTTTAAATGGTGTAAAAATTATAGGTATGATTTTTATATACATAAGATAAATGGAATTTGTGAAGTAGGAGGTATACAGCACTATAAAGAAACAAATAGTAAGTGGGATTCTTTAAAAGATATACAAGAAAACGATAAGAACAAAGAATTGTTAGCTAAAAATAACGGTATTGAAAATTACATAATTTTAGATTGTAGAAAGTCAGAGTTGGAATGGATAAAGAATAGTATCATGGAATCTGAATTACCAAACATCTTAAATTTTACAGAAGATGATATAGACTGGTTAAAATGCCATGAATTTGCTTGTAGTAGTTTGGTTAAAGTGGTTTGTGATTTATGGAATAGTGGTATTAGAAACTTATCTGAAATTGCATATACACTAAAATTACATAGTGTATCTGTTAGAAATTATCTAAAACAAGGATTTAAGTTAGGATGGTGTAATTATAACTCTAAAATTGAAGCAAAAGATAACTTATTAAAGATGAGTAGAAATAATTGTAAAAAAGTTATATGTTTAACAACAGGAGAAATTTTTGACTCTATGAAACAAGCTGGTAAAAAATATAATATAAAAAATCCTAGAAGCATATCTTTATGTGCAAAAGATATTTTAAAATCATCAGGTAAATTATCAGATGGAACAAAATTAGTTTGGAAGTATTATGATGAATATCTTGAATTACACAAATCTACAAAAGAATTATCTATTTGATGATAAGTTGTTTAGTAGTAAATATTAATTAATAAATACATTAAGAAGGTGGAAACAATTATGTCAACTAAATACAATCGCATAATTAAAGCAATAGTAATTCATCATATGGGGGATAATCAACCTTCAATTGTTCCTATTGCTAAAAGATGGAACCCTTATAATTATGACTATCCAGAATATGATTTTGGAGTTGAATTTGATGGAACAATTAGACAAGGTAGACCATTAAATTATAAAGGTTCTCATACTAAATCAGATAAACCACCTTATTCAACTAATTATGGAACATGGTGGTTTAATGAAAATGCTATAGGTATAGGTATAGCAGGAGATTTTACTAAATATCCAATGCCACAAGCACAATTTAATGGTTTGGTTGAATTAGTTAAAAAGTTAATGAATCAATATAATTTAACACTTGATAATGTCTATCCCCATATGCAACTGAGTTATACCTTATGTCCAGGATGCACTTATAGTAAGATTTTTGAATCACAAGGTAGTTGGAGTTATGATGAGTTTGAAAATGCAGTTTTAGAAAGCAAACAAGAAAATAATAATCAAGGAGATGAATTTTCAATGGAAAAATGCATTGTATATTTTACCCCTGCTGATTTTTCAAATGCATTAATTTTAGCAAATAAATTTGGTGGTTGTGCTATGTTTTGTAGGAATGGTTCTGCTAATGTTCATGCTGACGCAATGAAATCTAATGTTGTGTTTACAGTGGGAGGGCCAAAATTAAATGTTAATGGAGAGATATATCTTAGTGGAGACAGTGCAAAAGACACTTTAATTGCTGTTTCTGAGTATTTAAAGAATAATTAATATATTTATAGATGATTTTTAGAGGTGTAATTAAATTATTTTTACACCTCTTTTATTACATTAAATCAATTACACAAATCAAATTAATTATTTATTTATATTTAAGTTATCTATGTATTTCGACAAGCCAGTTGCCCCTGGACTTGTCGCGGAAAAAGTGTGTTGCGATCACAGCTAATTCCTTATTTATAATAATAGCATAAAAAGGAGGGCAAGTCAATTGGAAAATAATATAACTGTGAAAGAGGTGGATGAAAACATGTGGAATGAAATTTACCAACAAGGTACTGATACTATCGTTCGCTTCTTTGATAAAGGAATACTCCTTTTAAGTATTATTTTTGGAACATTTTTAGGAGCGATTGGCTATCCGAAAGAGGTGATACTCTTTATTACGATTTTGACTGTAATCGATATTTTAACAAAACATTTAAGCATTGTAATAGTTAAATATGGTTCGCTAAATTTTGCTAATTATTTTTCTGCATGGAAAGAAAAAGTGCTGACTTCTAGACAGTTAAAAAATGGGATTTGTGTAAAAACAATATTATATGGATGTCTACTTTATATTTCTAATCAATTAGGTATTATTGATGGAATATTATTTGGTAAAGAAATTTCTGGTATTTTATATAGTGCAATTGTTCTTGTGGAAGTTTCAAGTGTTTTAGAAAATGGAATTGCTATGGGAAATAAATCTTTAATACCTGTTTTAGAATTCGTTCAAAATAAATTTAAACAATTATTTGAAACTAAATCTAAAGAAGAAAATAAATAAATTAATTAAGGAGATGTATTAAAATGGATATTACAACATTAATTTATAATTTACTACTAACAGTGATTACAACTGGTTTACCAATAATAATTGCATACATAGTCTCATTTATTAAACAACATACAAATGCAAAACAACTTAATACGGCTAAAATTTTAGCTAAAAACGCAGTTCTTTTTACCAAACAAGTATCTAGTGATTTACAAATTGATAATAGTACAAAACTTGCATCAGCTATAAATTCAGCTACTCAATTAGGTAAAAATTATGGAATTAATTTAAATGAAAATCAGTGGAGGTCACTAGTAGAAGCTAGTTTAATAGAGATTAAAAAAGGTTTAAATAATGTTACAAGTGATTCTAATATTATTAGCAATACTAGTAGTCCCATTGCACTAATTGAAGATTCTGAAGCAACACAAGCAATTTCAAATGAAAAAATAGAAGAAATATCACCAACAAATACTCTTATTGTACCAGAATCAACAATGCAGACTATTTATACAAAAGTTTTAGAAAAAGCAACAAAAGATGCAGAATTAGCAGTTAATCAAGTTATTGAAAATGTACAAAAATCTATATCGGAGGATAACCAATAATATCACAAAATATTCGTCTTCTAAACCTCTATAACTATCAGACCCTAACAACTTATCACATAACAAATTCTGATTGATTCTAGACCTGTTTTTGTGTGAATTGATTTATTGTGAAGTCTGAAAGTGTTGCTATATAAGGGTTTTAGATGGGTAAGATATTGCTAAATTTTACACTATTTTTTTAGGAAGCAAGATAGAAGACGATAAATTAAAAATATTAATATTTAACATAAAACTTTACTTTTATCGGATATTTGGATTTTAAGAATCAAGCTATAGGCGGGTTTCAAGGTTTGTCAAAATTCATAAAAAATGAATAATAATGTTTTTTTGAGAGAATTTTATTAATTTAAGATTCTCTCTCTATTTATGTCTAAATTTAACCAATTTATTGAAAGGAGGTGAGAAAGTTGGAATTATATAATTGTTTTTCACAAAGATTAGCAGGATTTATTTTGATGAATGGATTCCCAATGCACAGCATTAGAATTGATGTAAAAAATGGTGGAAGAAATGTTTATCTATTTAGAGATGGAGAATTACTCAGAAATATTATCAAGAATTACAAAAAATAAATTATAAAGAAAGAAGGTCGTTTTAATAATGGAAAATAATAATTTAACAACATTCGAGCAAGAATTTGGATTAACAGTGAATGAAGAAGGCTATAAACAGTTAACACAAACTTATAAAAAGTTATAAATTTACTCTTTACATTATAGTTCATGTATGCTATAATTATTAAGAGGTGAAAAATATATGAAATATTACAGCATACATGAGTTTTCGAAATTAATTTCTAGGACTCCACAAACTCTTAGAAATTGGGATAAAAGTGGCAAACTAACTCCTAGTCACACAGGTTCTAACGGTTATAGATATTATTCACACCAACAATTAAAAGAAGTTTTAAATATAGAAGATGATTCAGAAAAACCTAAAGTCATTATTGGTTATTGTAGAGTTTCTTCTAATAAACAAAAAGATGATTTACAAAGACAAGTTGATAATCTTATTAAATATTTAGAATCACTAAATAAACCATATGAAGTAATTACTGATATTGGTAGTGGAATAAACTATAAGAAAAAAGGTCTTAGAGAATTACTAAGGAAAATCAATAATAAAGAAGTAGATAAGATAATTATCTTATATAAAGACAGACTTCTTAGATTCGGTTTTGAATTAATAGAATATATGGCAAATCTTAATGGTTGTGAAATTGAGATATTGGATAGCACTGAGAAAACACAACAAGAAGAATTAGTGGAAGATTTAATACAAATTATTACTGTGTTTAGTTGTAGACTTCAAGGTAAAAGAGCTAATCGAACTAGAAAAATGATCGATGATTTAATAAAGGAAGGAGATGAGGAAATTGATCAAAGGAATCAAAGTGATGCTTGTACCGAATAATAAGCAAAATACATTAATGTTTCAAAATGCTGGAACTGCAAGATGGGCATATAATTGGGCATTGGGTAGAGAAAAAGAAAACTATGCTAATGGTGGTAAGTTTATTTCTGATAATGATTTAAGAAAAGAATTAACTCAATTAAAGAAAACAGATGAATTTAGTTGGTTGAATAGTGTTTCTAACAATGTATCTAAACAAGCAGTAAAAGATGCTTGCATTGCATATAAAAGGTTCTTTAAAGGTCAAGCAAAATTTCCTAAATTCAAAACTAGAAAGAAATCTCCTCCTAAATTTTATCAAGACAATGTTAAAATACAATTCACTGGGACTCATGTTAAATTTGAAGGACTTGCTAAAAGTAAAAAAGGTAATAAGCAACAATTAAATTGGGTAAGATTAGCCGAACATAATAGAATTCCCTTTGGTAAAGATGTTAAATATATTAATCCCAGAATCTCGTTTGATGGACTAAACTGGTTCATAAGTGTTGGGATTGAATATCCCAATAGTATTGAAACTCCATTAAATCAAGGAGTTGGAATTGACTTAGGTATTAAGGATTTAGCTATATGTTCAGATAGTAAAACTTATGGAAACATCAATAAAACTAAAAAGATGAGACGATTAGAGAAGCAAAAGAAAAGACTTCAAAGGCAAGTTTCTAGGAAATATGAAACCAATCGTGATGGTTTAAAATATATCAAGACTAAAAACATCATCAGACTGGAACTTAAGATAAAATCAGTTCAACACAAATTAAATGGTGTTAGAGATAATTATATTCAACAAACGACTACTGAGATAGTGAAAACCAAACCATCTTTTGTATCGTTAGAAGATTTAAATGTCTCTGGAATGATGAAAAACAAGCATCTATCAAAAGCAATTCAACAACAAAGTCTATATGAGTTTGGAAGACAATTAAAGTATAAAGGAACATGGAATCATATTGAAGTAAGAATTGTAGATAGATGGTATCCAAGTTCTAAAACATGTCATGAATGTGGTAAAATTAATAAATTGTTAACTTTAAATGACAGAGAATGGATTTGTACTGGATGTGGTAGTATTTTAGATAGAGATTTAAATGCATCTTTAAATTTAAGAGATACTGAGAATTATAAGATATTTAAAGTTAATTAATGTAATTATTGGAATATTATATACCTGTTCGTTAGCAGGGAATTTAAGCCTTTGGAGTGTTAAGTAACTTGATTAGTATGAGGTAACTCGTGCGAAAAAGAACACGATGAATGAGGAATAAAACATAGAGTTATAAAGTGTGTATGTATTTTATAACTTCTTATAAGTTTTTAGTAACGGTGATAAAATGAATTATATCGAAGAAACTCTACTTGAAATCAAAAATGCTAAAACAGATGAAGAACTCAAAAGTATTATGTATGATATCTATATTACAACTCAATGGGACTCAGCAATTAGAAAAGAATTTGATGATTATTTTGGTAATAATTAAAGAAGAAAATCAAAGTTAGTGGTTGTGGAAACTGCTAACTTTTTTATTGAGTAATGATTTAGTAAAATTAATTGAATAAGCAATTAAAAATCTCCTAATGATGCTGTGTCGGCAAACTCGACATCATTAGGAGATCCCAGAGGCTAGATGAAATTTACTTATGTGTTTATTATATCATTTTAAAAATTTCATGTCTACCCTCTTAGCTTGCTATTCGCAAAAATGTTAGGAGGATTTTTTTATGCTAGACTTAATTATTCCTAATGAAATGCCTATTGTTGTTCAACCCACTGTTGTTAATGTATTCGGACAGACCCAAGCAGAATTATTATCTCGTTTAAAATATTGGATGAATAGAGCAACCAAATATCGTAATGGATTTTTATGGGTATACAAGACAGTAGATCAATGGGCCTCAGAATTAAACAAATCTACTAAAACAATTCAAAGAACAATTAAAGATTTGGAAGATAAAAATGTTTTAATATCTGAACAGTTTGAATCTAAGGAATGGTATCATGGAAAATCATATAGGATTAATTTAGAGGCTTTATATGATTTATTAGGAATTCCTATCCAATCTAAATCTGTGGATAAAAAAAGACAAGATGTCCAAGAAGTTAAACAAAATGTCTCAATCATTACACCTATACCACAAATATCTAATAATGTATGTTTGGATTCTCAAAATTATGACTGTCAAAAAGAAGAATTTTGGAAAGATGAAGATTGGCCTTTGGTAAAAGTTTTAGGTGATTGCCGGATAGATCCATCAAGTTCTGCTGCGATTATATTTGCCACAATAACAAAGGATGTTTCTGCTAATGCTGACCAATTAAAAGAAGCACTTTCTATACTATTCAATGCTAAATTCCACATTAGGAATCCGTTTGGGTTCGTAAAGAAAGTGCTTAGAGATTTTGTTTCAGGAGAAAGTGCTTATTTTAATTATCATTATTCTTAGAATTATTAAGCCTTTACTATATCAATGAAAAACTCACCTTTGTCAAACTCTCCACTCATTCTTGCAACAATTTCAACATTTCCATCTGTCTCAATCATATTACTACCACAATGACAAGATGGTGCAATGTCTTCAAACATTACTAAATCATTAACAATAACATTGTGACATTTTTGCCTAATAATTTTCTTAAAAATATTTACTACTTCATCTTTTGCTTCCTCAATCGTTGTAACTGCCCCTTTAATTACAGTACATTTAACTTTATCATCTTGTGTTTTACCTACATAATATCTGATGATATATGCAATAATTGGTTCTCTGCTATCGCATATAGGACATCGTTGTCCTTGTACCAAGTTGTAAGGAGTATTTAAGTATGTAGGATGAGATTTATTTTCTAAGCATTGTAACCATACTAAAATATCTTTTTCGTCTGCTGAAATTTCATAAGGACTTCCACCAATTTGCTTAAATTTTGCCATTTTAATATTCCTTCTTTCGATTATATTTATTAATTTTATGATATTATATTCTACAAAATATCCACAACAATCTTTACTGCCTCAAACTCAATCCCTCCCTCCCTAAACAAATCAGCATAAAGTTTCCCAACACTTCCAGTCACATCTAATCTAATTTTACACCATTGAATAATATTATTCTCTCCAGTTTCTTTATCTATAACAATTTTTGTAATATATTTGACGATTCTATCAACACATTCTTTGGGATTGCCGACTATTGTTTGCATTTTACTTTTATTAATAAACCATATTGTACAGCTATTTCTTCCTGGATCAATAATCATATTAATTGTTCCTCCTTTATTTTTAATTTATTAATTTAATATTATCCACACTTAGGGCATACAACTATTCTCTCGCAGCATTCTGTTCCAAAATGTTCACCTCTAGATTCTTCTTTTTCTTCTAATTCACTTCTACAGATTTCGCATAATCCTTCTGACTCACAAAATTCTTCATTCTTTTCTACCATAATTGATAAAAGTGATTTCCAGTCAATAATAGTAGAAATCATTCTTAAACCATTACAACATTGGAGAAATTCAGGACTGTCAATAGAACAGGTTAAAATATCTTCGATATCAATTTTATTCATATTACAACTATCTCCTTCATTTTCACTTAAAATGGTAGATTTATAAGAATTGTTTCCTTTTGAAAACTTTATTATAGGTTGATTATACTTTTCATACTCTAATAATTGATTTGCATATGCTTCGCAGGGGTAACTGCAACACGATTCTCTAGAGCAATCACGGCAAATAGAAATATTATAATCCATTATTTTATTTCTCCTTTTATAGTAGTTTTTTAGATATATCTGTCCAATTCCATAATCTCTCATAATTATTTGTCTGTGACCAAGAATATTCCTTGCCGAATATGTATTTATCCACACTATTACTAGAGTCTAAATTAGTCGTGATATCATCTATAAAAATTGATTCAGGATAATTCATTTGGATTATTTCTTTGTTCATTTTAATACCGTTATTATAGAGTAAAATATAGTCTTTAATAAATGGTAATGTTTCTTTCAGATACAGAGATTTCAATGATAAGTTAGTAGGAGTACCAATAGACGCTATAATAATATGATATTTTTCATTTAATTCTTTTATTACTTCATATGTATTATTATTAATAAGTTTTAATAATTTAAAGAATATTGGATTCTCAAATATTTCTAATACATCTGATTTTGATTTTAGGATTGGGCATTGGTCGCTAAAATCAAATTTATTTACTAATTCCCAATTTGCAGGTTTGAAGTTTTTATGATATTTATATATGTAATTATATACTTCACAAAAAGCTTTACAACTTGCGGTCAATGTCCCATCCATATCTAAAAATAACTTCGTTTTTATAATGTATCAATCCCTTCATCGTATATATTAGGAGCAAATTCCCCAAAGTATTTATTTTCTGCTTTTATTCTTATTTCTTTTGCATCTTCTATATTTGTAAAATAACCTAAATGTATTTTCTTTTTATTTACATTTATATAAGAAACCCATTTTCCATAATTGTCTTCGTAAACACCTCTAACTTGACTTTTACTATTTTTTCTAACACTGACATTGCGATTATTTTCAAGTTTTGTACATAATCTTATATTATCAAATCTACAATCTAATCTTTTTCTGTTTTTATGGTCTACGTCTAATTCATCAGGAGCATCTAATAAGAACCTATGTAATCTTAAGTGAGTGTTGTTTGGTAATGATGTTTCAGCATATCCATCAGCATTTTTATGCCATTTAAAATCTTTTACAGCTTCAACATTATCTATATCAATAATTGCTC